CTTGCACAGACGGTTCAGGCTGGGGGCTTATCGCCGCTTTGTTAACTTTGGTACCGCTAAACAATCCCATGGTGTTTCTTCCTATCGGGGGTGTGTCCCTGCCCTGCCCGACGCAGGGCAGGAACTATTGCAACAATAGCCTGACCAAAACTCACGGTGTCTTAGACACAGCAAACATCGGTTTGCCAACAATTTTAGGCCGTGACGATTCGGCAATAGCCCATGCCATGCACCGGCACAGCTCTATTGGGCCTGGGGACTTTTGCGAACTGAGAACAACCCCACCGCCCGTTTTTGTAAGCACGGCACGGTTGACATGTTCAGCCAAAGACAGTTCGCCACGGTGCCTAACTTTGCCTTCAACAATCATTTTTTGTATAAGGCCCGAATACTTGAGCAGTTCGCCGTACCCAATGACGGTGCTTCGACGTTCCAAATTTGTTGGCAAATGTAAATGCAGGGCTGGCGTAATGACCAGACTTGTGGCCGTGTCAGCCATAACTCGTTCTACTTCTTCCCACATTTGATCTTCGGTATCCACCATGAATTCGACACACACATGGGCTTTGGATTCAAGCACTGATGATCTGACGCCCACATATCGCCCGTCTGTCAGGTCGGTGTCAACAGCCAACACGCCACCAGGCGGCATAGGCACATCGGTTTTTTGTTTGTCCCAGACGCCAGGTTGTAGCCAGGCACCACGGGCAGAAACCCACATGTTTAAGTGCGCTCGAAGAAACGAATCTTTTTTAGATACAGCTCGTAACGCTTCAACGGTCACGGTTTGTCCCATGGCTGGGTTTGCCTGCACCCAGTTATTTTCGTTTCTAGGGTCACTGCCAGGCTTCATAGAATATTCGGCAAAATATGCGTTGCCGGTAGTGCCATTATCTATTTCGGCTATGGCCGCTTCACGGTATGCAATCATGTCAACACTGCTTTCGTCCCCAGCTGTTGACCACATAGACAGCAAAGGATTAGCCCTAGCAATTTGGCTTGGGCGCAGGGCTAAGTCCACAACCCCGTTGACGTTCCACCATTCGTCCACCACGATTAGGTCATGGCTACCGCCGTGCAAATTCGGGGTTGCAGCTCTAACTTCCCACGTAGAACCATCAGGCATTTTGACCGACTTACGACCCAAAGCGTGAGCTGCTTTAGCGCCAAATTTCTCTACAAGTATTGGGGCGATAAACCCAAAGATTGCTTCAGCACGGTCAAGTTTGTTAGCCACCGAAAGCACAGATTGTGGCTTGCCTCGAAGCGCCGCCAGCTCAGTAATCCACCAACCAATCAAAGCTTGCAAAGCAACAGACTTGCCTTGCTGACGTGCAGTCGACACAAGAGCTTCACGAAACTGAAGATTGCCTAAACCGTCATGGCACAGCTGACCGTTAAGCACATGCTTTTGCCAGGCCATTAACTCAATGCCCATATGCGTACTAGCGAAGCTGGCGATCCCCTCCCCAAAACTGTGCTGATTCAAGCCAACCGTTTCGAGTCTGGGCAAATGCTGTTCAATCGCCACCAATCCTGGCTGGTTGTCGCTAGTTCCCTCCAAAAAGTTTACCGAGCATGGGGTCGGGGGCAGGGTAGGTGTGTCAAAAAAATGGTTAACGGCTTCATTACGTTTTTGTATGCGTATTGCGTCACGCTTCCCTTTATAAACCGCCCCACGTTTGGAATTGCAACGGCGGCATGCCGGCACCAGGTTGTCTAGATCATCTGAGCCTCCACGGTCATGTTCTATTAGGTGGTCGGCTGTTAATGGGTTGTCTTTGGTTGCGTGCTGGCCGCACCAGTGGCATGGTGGGTTGTTGGCTAGCAGGGCTTGCCTGTTGCGTCGATAGGTCAGGTCATTGGTGGTGTGTTGTCTGGGCATTGTCGGGTCTCCTTTGTTCAGATCATAGGTCAAGAGATACTGACGCCCACACAGGAAATGCGCCTGTGCGGTTGTCGTCCAGTTCCATGTAATAGGTGGGTGGTTTGACTTCCCCACTATTTGGGCAAGTAGCCACAGGAAGCCGTTCTATTTTTGTTCAGGGGTCAACCTTCGCCATTTGTGCCGTTTGGAAACGCTGTTCGCCTATATCGGTGCATAGGCGTCTACCCAGGTTCCCCTGTTTACGGCCCGTCAGATACAACCCTGATACACCCATGCGACTAATGAAATTGTGCTGACAGTATCAGGTGGCTGGGTGGCGTATCTCTACAGTGTGAATGGCTGTCCATTGTCCATTCAGTAAGACTTCGGCGTGGGTGATTGCTGTTACTGGCATGAAGTTGCCGTTCACAGTTAAGTATTCGACATCATGCGAGTTTGATATAGCGATAGCAAACACATTGTGGGCAAAGCGGTGGTTGCTACCTTTAGTCCAAATACGAATTGGGTTGATGGGTTGCATAAATTCAGTCATGGTCGGGTCTCCTGGCTAGTCGGTCTGAGATTGCTTGAATGTCTTTGGGTCGCCATACGTGGTGTTCCATGCCGGCGTCGTTGAGTGTTTGACACCATAATTGCTGCTTGTCGGATAGTCGCCCTATGTCGCTTTTTAGTTCGGCGAATATGACGCCACGGGTTTTGTGGGCAAGCGTCAGGTCTGGGTATCCTGCGTGGCCTTGTAGTGGGGTTTTCCACACCCCTGGGCGGATTTCCACAGCACGGGTGTGCATAACTAGCCAGCCGTGTAGTCGAGCCAACAGGATTACCTGCGACTGAAAATAAGACTCTTTCATTTGCTAAATTGGTTTCTGTTGCGACCTTTTGCTGTCATGTCTAAGGCGTTTTCACGGACTGTGCCTAGAAATAGGTGTGCAGGGTTGACACAGAAACGGTTGTCGCAGGTGTGGCAAACTACAAGATCGTTAGGGATAGGTCCACAAAACATTTGATATGCGACACGGTTAGAACGTTGTATTTTGCCGTTAACGCAAAATTCGCCGTAACCGTACATTTGGCGTGTGCCTGTCCAAACCCAGCAACCGTCCGGCATGCCGTAATCAACATAGACCTTTGACATAAAACGGGCTACAAGTTGTGGTGTGGCTTTGATTGGTGGGCGGCGTCGAATTGGTAACGGTGGGTTGTCAATGTCAAACAGGGTTAGTAGGTCGGTCATGGTGCCAGCCTTTTAATTAGGGCCGTTGCGTCAGCTCTAGTTTCAGGCACTGGGCCTTCCCAGTTCAAACCTCGTAGGTACTTCAATTGGGCTTCAGATGGTGCATTGCTCGCATTTGCGCCTAGCGCCTGTCTGGGCGCATTTTGGGGCTGTTTGACAAGCACTGCTGGGGCGCTGGTTTCTTGTCGATTGCGTACTTCTTCAGCACTAGCCATTTTGTTGCCAAACGACATCATGAACCCTAAGACACGGCCTAAAGCGCTGGTGCTTGCGTTCATCATTTCTGAGTTACGGGTAAACGGCGTCAAACCAGGTATCGGTTCCCATGCTGTTGCCTGGCAACTAATTGGGTCTTCCGGTGTGCGCCAGGCTTGCACGGTAACAGCAATAAAAGTTTTGTCGCCAACAGTAATTACTTCAGGGCGGTTTTCAATAATGCGTAACTCAGGCCAACGTTCCAATGCCATAGCAAACCGTGTTGGTACGTCGACATAGTTTGTTAGGTCCATCAGCTGCCCAAGTTTCTGTCAAATGCTCGCCGTTGCTCAGGCGTCATGCGTAAATAATTCAACAGGTCATTGCACCTGGAACGTTCGGCTTGGGTTAAACCTTCCCAGTTACCTTTGTGGCCACATTCCAAACATATGCCTTTAAGGATTGGTTGCAGGCGTGTGTCATGGTGTTTTAGTTCTAGTTGGCATTCTTGGCACAGTATGACGTTCATTTGAAACCACCTAAACGCATGGCCACAATTGTGTCCTGTGTCGACTTAGTGAGATTTGACAGGTAAATGCCGTTTTCTTCGGCAACATAAGCCAGTTCAAAAAGGGCTTTGCGCAACATTTCAATGTCGGTTTTCTGGGCTTCAAGTTGCCAGGCCGCCGCCTTCATAGTTATTTCGGCTTTGGTTATAGCAGCTGTCATTTCTGCTAGTTGTTGGTTCATGTCGGGCCTTTCATTAGTCGGGTTGTTTTGTACGATAGCCAACTGGTGTGGCACTGTAGCGGATACGCCGCCGGTCGTTGTCTGTGGTGTTGGCCCAAATGCCTTGTAAAGCCTTTTCAGGGAA